GCACTAATCGACTGCCCAAGCGTATAGGTAGTTCCGTGCACGCGATACCACCAGTCTCGCAACTGGAGTTCTTCGAATCGAACAGCTAAACTGGCGGGAAGAGTCTGGACACGCATCTTTGACCAGATCATGTTAAACACGTCTGACCAACGATAGTATCCTTCGATGTTATCCAATCGGGTAAAATCGCGCAAAAGCTCATCCTTAAGATCGTCAGCAGGTCGTTCCGGATTGAGGACGTTGTTAAGAGCCAAGACAGGTGGATAAGCTGGACGCACGTAGACAGCGCCCTCATCATTCACTTGTCGCGGCAAGGCTAGGTAGTAGACTTCCCGGCAGAATCTTGCTTCCCCGGTTTGCATCCTAGTCTTCTCCGTCGACAATACTAGTCCATTCGCAGTGGCTTCACGAACCACCAAGTCGTAGACCTTTTTACACATTTCTTCACTAGCGGCATACAAGACGTCGTCGCCAAGAGCTTCAAAACTTGTAAGGAAAGTCCTGACGGACCCTCCCGCCTCAAGATGCGCGCCTAAGTACAAGCACACATCATAATAAGTCTCGAAGTCATTGGTAATCGCTTGGCCACTAAATAGATTGTGCAAGCCAGTCCATAACTGGTCTCCTAGAAAAACAGGCTGTGTGAAGAGTTCTTCTACGAAACTAGCGAAGTGCCAGTATTCAGCTTCTGTTAAAAGCAGCTGGAAGATAGGAAGGATTACCGTCTCGACTGTTTGCCAACTGAAATGGTTGTCCATAGAGGAATAGTCCGTTTCAAGGAACGTACTACCCTTAATCAGCTGACCTGTAATCTGTGGCCACTTATAGCTTAGTGGATTATGCCAAGCTGAAAACATGGTCGGAAACTGCGACTTCAACCACTCCCGTACAGCAGTCAGAGGTGGCTGAACGTAATCGACGTTTAGGGTCGCATCTTCGTGGACTACTCTATCCTTACCCCGCTGGCGGCGGCCTGAAGGCAGGTCTGGTAGGACATGTCTCCAGTAGTCAGCTCCATCAACGTGATTACGCCACTCGGTTTTACGACCACCACGCGGAAGACCACCAGCAGTGTCTTGAGTAAAAGGAACCCAATACACTGTAGGCATCCCCAACTTGGCTATGCGAGCAGCGATCATTCTTAAGAGCGCATCACGTCCTCTTAGCGCAGTATCATAAGTGCGCGGTGCATCGGCAAATTCGTAACTCTCTTTAAGCTTGGATTCAAGAACGGAACGCGTAAAGTGACCGCCTTGTGGCCCAAACTTCTTAGCCATCTCAATGTCGTACCGCACTATTGGTGAGTGTTTAGATGCGACAGCTTCAGCAGAGCAGAAGCGAGACAGATAGCTAGCGAGAGCTTGATCGTTAGACCAAGTGAATAGCCGAGACTGAGGAGCGAAGAACCCTTGTTGTGGAAAACGAATAGCTAACTTGTCGCGACCATAATGAAACGGGTCAAGAGACTCAATCTCATCTGGGGCAAGATCGATGACTTTAAGCATGTAGATTCCTTTCCTCGCACAAAGCGAGTAACGAACTAGTGTCAAGTGACGACTGATCATCACTAATACCGTAGCATGGTATAACATCTAAACTCATGGCAACTTGAGCCAGAAGTAAAGACCTGACAGCTGAAAGAAACCAATTCCTCCAGTTCTCCATGGCTTCCCGAGAAATAGCGGAGCACTCACATGCAGAAGACAGGACAGAAATAGCTTTAGCGAGATACCTCGCAAAACTAGCATGGGAACGCTCATACTTCTTAGTTAACGGGCAATCATGACGACTCTCCTTCATAGCCCTCCAACCCTGAAGGTGATAAAACTCTACATCCAGAGAAGATAAGAGACCTGTCAAAGCCCTCATCCAGTCCAGACAAACACCTTCATCAATCAAGTCAGACGGCGACAGCTGACCAACGCCTACACCGCTCATCTGAGGAAGTAACAACTCTAACAACTCGTAAAAGTCGCAGAGATTCTTCAAACAAGCGTCTGATGGGCCACAAACATACAGCTCATCCTGTAAAAGGCTAACCTTGCTAGGTGAGTCACAAAGACCACCAGCAGGGTGAGAGGTGGAATTACTCCACCACTCGTAAGACGGCTTAAACCTGCGTCTAAGTCGTAAGCCAACAGCGTCACGAAGTCGGCTAGGAAGAAATCGTTGTAAGATGCTAACACTATCGGAAGCAGATCCGACTGACACATGCTTAACAGGTCCCTTACTAAAGACCTGGTAAACCGTAGGCTGTCCCGTAGCGAGCTGAATGCTCACAACAGAACAAGCATACTCGAACTGCCAAGCCACCCAGCTAAAACTAGCACAGGGGTAGTTCTGCAGCTCGTCATCCGACATACGTACAACAACGGACGTGGAAGTAATCATAATGAATATACGGCAAAGCCGTTCCTTTCATTCACGGGGACCCACGCAAAGTCCCAGTTACCACTAAACTCCCTCCCCCCG